GACCCTAAATATTGTGATGTTATAATAAAAAGATGGGAACAATGGGCAAACGCAAAAGCGACAAAAATATGAACAGATCACAATCTAGCCATAAAGCAGTTGGCAGACCTAAAATAAATATTGATTTAGATATAGTAGGAAACCTGGCCTCTATTGGTTGTACTCAGGAAGAGATCGCTAGTGTTGTTGGAGTATCTGCAAGAACATTACAACGTAATTTTGCCGAAATTATAGACCGCTTTAAAAATAAAGGTAAAGCTAGTTTAAGAAAAAAGATGTGGGATAAGGCTATTAAAAAAGACAATACTCATATGCAAATATGGTTATCGAAGAATGAGCTTGGTATGAAGGAACGAACTGTAAATGAAACTATAACCGAGCCTCTTCCATTGATTATAGAGGCAGATGCTGAGACGTTAGATGGCTAAAAAAAAAGGTAATGTTTATGGTGCAGTGGTATTGTACGAAAAAACTTACAAAGGAACTTCTATAGGCAGAAGACCCAATACATCGTCTATGAATAAAAATCGTAGAAGACAACTTGGTAAGAAACCTTATTATAGGGGTCAAGGTAAATGAAACGATCTAATTTTTACCCTAATGGAGAGATAATAGACTTTAGATTACCTCAAGACTTTAGAAAGTCAGTTGGTGGTAAAGCCTGTGGAAACTGCGGTCAGTATAGTAACAAAAGATCGTTTTGTAATATTTATAAAAGCTTTAGAGTAAAAGATATTTATGTTTGTAATCAATGGCGACAGCGATTTTTTAACAGATAATGGATTTAATTTTATTAAACGATGGTTTGTATAGTTTGGTTTCTGTTACTAAAGAAATGACAAAAGGTATTAAACTACTAGAGGATGTAGATTGCTTTGACTTATGTGATATTATTAGGTTACATTTAACAACATATTATGAAGCTCCTTACAATGTTCACGTGATGAAAGATGGCTCAGGAGATTTTTATGGGTGTATATGTAAATAATTTATGTTATTAACTTTGGATGGCAAAATTCAAAGGCAGATCAGTTACATTAAATAAACCTTTTAGAACTCCTGGAAGATCTAAAAAGTTTGGTGTTTATGTTCGTAATAAAGCAACAGGCAAAGTAAATATTGTTAGATTTGGCGATCCCAACCTTTCTATAAAAAGAAACAACCCTACAAGGCAACGTATGTTTTTTGCGAGGTTTAGACCTATACTTGCAAAGGTTCGTGGGCAAAAATCTTTAAGTCCAGCTTTCTGGAGCATAAGGGCCTGGAGGAAGGGATCTAAATTATGAAAAAAATATCTGTTTCAGATAACACAGGCATCCAGCTTCCAGCAAGAAACTTAATTACTATTATCGGTGCGTGTTTGGTTGGTGCTTGGTTTGGTTTTGGTGTCATAGAACGTATTAATGTATTAGAAACTCAAAACAAACTAAATTCAAAAGATATAGAAATGAATACTGAGTTTAGAATAAAATGGCCTTTGGGTGAGCTTGGATCACTTCCAGCGGACTCAGAACAATTTTTACTTATCGAAGATTTAGTAAAAGACGTTGAAAAAATACAAGAACAAATGGAGTCAATGATGCACAACAAAGTAAATATACAAAGACTTCAAAAAGATGTAGATAAAATTATAGATCAATTAGAAATTGTAAAAGACAAGGTAAGAGCAAATGGAAAAGATCACTGAAATAGTCGTAGCTTTAATTTTAACTTTAAATGGAAATATTATTGAACACGTTTATAAAGATAAATTAAGTGATTGTTTAAAATCTAAAAGGGTTGCAGAAAGAGAAGTAAACCCTGAACGAGTTGTTTTTAGTTGTAAAAAAGTAAAAGCAGAAACAGAAATATATATGGGACAAAAAAAAATATTAAGGATTATTAAATAATTTATGAGTATTACAATGATTGATTGGTTTTTAGTTTTTATAGAAAAAGTATCCAGGACTATATTCCACTGGTCGTGGAGAGTACAAACTCATAGAAAGTATTATGCAAAAAGAAAAAAGAAATGAAATTTTTATTAACTTTAGTTATGTGTTCAGTTGTAAATGGTCAAACAACGTGCCTTCCTCCTTTTCAATCAGAACTAGAATATAAAGATGCATATGATTGTATGTTGGATGGTTATCAAAAATCTTATAATAAAATAGTGGAACTTGGAAAGGAAGATGTTAATAAATTTAATATTTATATAAGATTTGGTTGTAATGAAAGTCAATCTAACAAAACCGCAATATCAAGTATCGTCTTCTAATAAAAGGTTTAGAGTATTAATTTCTGGCAGAAGGTTTGGTAAAACCTTTTTGACTATTATAGAAATGATGAAACAGGCTTCTATACCAAATCAAGTTATATGGTATGTAGCTCCCACCTTTAAAATGGCAAAAGAGATCTGTTGGAGTGATTTAAAACAAATGCTTTCTAAATATAATTGGATAGAAGATATAAATGAAACTACTCTTACGATTAGAATTAGAAAAACAAATAGTGTAATTGCACTAAAGGGTGCAGAAAATTTTGATGCATTACGTGGAAGTGGGATAAACTTTTTAGTGTTAGATGAGTTTGCGGATATAGATAAACGTACCTGGTTTGAGGTATTGAGAGCCTCAGTTTCTGATACTCAGGGACGAGTACTTATGTGCGGTACTCCACGTGGCTTTGGAAATTGGTCTTATGAAATGTTTTTAAAAGGATCGCAAGATCCAAAAGAATGGGATAGTTTTCAATATACGACTCTGCAAGGTGGAATGGTGTCCAAAGAAGAATTAGATCAAGCAAAACAAGATATAGATATTAGAACCTTTAGACAGGAGTTTGAGGGAACTTTTGAAAACTATGCTGGGCAAGTATATTATAACTTTCATCCTGTAGAGAGTGTAGTCGAACAACATTTAGATTTTACCAGACCACTGCATATTGGACTAGATTTTAACGTAGATCCAATGTCAGCTTGTGTATCTCATATATTTAAAGATAAAATTATATTTGTAGATGAGATAGTAATTTATGGTTCAAATACTGATGAAATGTGCCAGGAAATTAGAGATCGATATGGTTCTAAAATACCTATTTATATATATCCTGATCCAGCTTGTAGACAACGTAAAACATCTGCTGGAGGTAAAACCGACTTATCTATTTTGCAAAACGCTGGGTTCAATGTAAAAGCAAAACTCAAGCATTCAGCTATTAGAGATAGAGTAAACAATGTAAACTCAAGACTTAAAGATTCTAATGGGCAAAGGCATATTTTTATTAGCAATTCTTGTAAAACTATATTAAAAGGTTTACAACGACAAGTATATAAGGAAAATACTAATATTCCTGACAAGGAGGAGGGATTCGATCATATGAACGATGCGGTTGGTTATTTAGTCGATTATGTGAAACCTTTGACAATCAGAAGTCCTATTAGTAGTCCGCAACGATGGAATATAAAGGAAGGAACACGTGGCATACACAAAAGATCAGGCTCTAGATACTCATAAAGATTACAAAGAGACAATCACTAATTGGGAGTATTATATTAGAAGCTATAATGGTGGTTATGATTACACAATAGGACAATATTTAAATCGTTATAACTTAGAACTTGATAACGAGTTTAATCAAAGACTTGCTAATACCCCTTGCGATAATCATTGTAAAAATATTATTCAAATATACTCATCGTTTTTATTTAGAGTAAAGCCATCTAGAAATTTTGGATCTATGGCGGATGAACCTAGTTTAGAATCATTCTTAAAAGACGCTGACCTTGAAGGTAATAGTTTTAACTCAGTAATCAAACAAGCTCAAAACTATGCATCTATTTATGGTCATTGCTTTATGATATTAGACAAACCAACAATACAAACAAGAACAAGGGCAGAAGAACTTAATCAAGATATACGACCTTATATTTCAATAGTCACTCCAGAGAATGTTTTGGATTGGAATTTTAAAAGAGAGGTCAATGGTAAATACTATCTAGATTATTTAAAAATAAGAGAAGAGGTTGATAAAGAGGGAGGTATCTATATGAGGGTTTGGTATCCTGATCGAATTGATACTATCTATCAAAAAGACAACGACGAGCCTTCTATAATAGATACTGCCGATAACCTGATTGGCAAAATACCAGCAGTTATTTTATACAATTCCAAATCGCATAAGAGAGGGATTGGCCAGTCAGACCTTACTGACATAGCTGATTTGCAAAAAGCGATCTATAACGAATACTCTGAAATAGAACAATTAATTAGATTAACAAACCATCCAAGCCTTGTAAAAACTCCAAGTGTAAATGCAAGTGCTGGAGCTGGTGCGGTAATCGAGATGCCTGAAGAAATAGAACCAAATTTAAAACCATATTTACTACAACCATCTGGCCAAAATTTAAATGCTATTATGGATTCAATTAGACATAAGGTAGATGCTATAAATAGAATTGCTCACACAGGAGCTATTAGAACTACCAAGACTCAAGTTTCATCAGGTATAGCTCTTCAAACAGAATTTGAATTATTAAATGCTAGGCTATCTGAAAAAGCAGATAACCTTGAGATAGCAGAAGAACAATTATTTAGATGTTATGCCATGTTTCAAAACGTAGAGTTTGATGGCGAGATCAATTATCCTGATAGCTTTAACATAAAAGATTATGCAATAGACTTACAATTCTTTTCTATGGCAAAGGCTATGAATATTGAGTCGCCAACATTTAATAAAGAAATAGATAAAGAAATTATAAGATCTGTTTTAGATGATGACGAGAAACTAAACCAGGCTTTTGATGAGATAGATGGTCAAGCAGAGGTAGGTCAGTTTACTCAGGATGAAGTTCAAGAAGAAGATGTTGAAAATGAAGATGTATAATGGCAGACAAAGTCAGACAATTCAC